TCCGCGTGCACAACATCCCACTCGGGTCGTACGTACTCGTGTCCGACCTCAAGGGTCGCATCGTCGGCATCATCCGAGAGTTAGCGATGACGGTCGAGCAGGTCATCGAGCAGTTCGGTTTCGAGGCTTGCTCAGACGGTGTTCAGCACATGTACACGCGAGGCCAGCTCGACGTGAAGGTCGACATCATCAACGCGATCCTCCCGAACGATGCGTTCAAGAACGGCGCACTCGGTCCTCGCGGTATGCCTCACGCGTCCTTGTGGCTCGAGACGGCTCAGCAAGAGGACGTGTTCCTACGTGTCGGTGGTTTCCACGAGTTCCCGCTGATGGCGCCCCGTTGGGACCTCACGGGTAACGACACGTACGGTAGCTGTCCTGGGATGGACGCACTCGGCGACATCAAGGCTCTCCAGCGCCTCGAGAAGCGCAAGCTGCAAGCGATGGACAAGATGGTCAACCCGGCCATGCAAGGCCCGTCCTCGTTGCGTGCAGGGCGCCCATCACTACTCGCAGGCGACATCACGTACGTCGATGCAGTCGGTGGAGGTCAGAAGTTCGAGCCCGCCCACACAGTCGACGGTAGAGCGGTCATGATCCAGGACGTCATCGCGGAGCACGAGCGCAGGATCAACTCGTTCTTCTACGCGGACCTGTTCCTCATCATGACCCAACGCTCGTACAGCAAGACGGCCCGCGAGGTCGACGAGTTGCACGAGGAGAAGATGCTCCAGCTTGGTCCAGTACTCGAGCGACTCCAGGACGAGCTACTCGACCCGTTGATCGATCGCGTGTTCGGGATCATGCTGAGAAAGGGTCTACTCGAGGCACCGCCCGAGGCACTCGCGGGCGCCGACTTGAGGGTCGAGTACATCTCGATCTTGAGCCAAGCGCAGAAGATGTTGGGCACGGTATCGATCGAGCGCATCATCGGCTTCGTCGCATCTGCGAGTGATCGCGTACCCGAGGCACTCGACAAGATCGACTGGGACCAGACGATCGATGAACTCGCGGACCTACTCGGTGTACCGACATCGATCATCCGTCCCGACGAGGACGTCGAGGAAGTGCGCAAGGCTCGAGCGTCCCAGCAGGCAGCTCAGCAGGCAGCACAGATGGCGCCTGCTTTGAACCAAGCGTCACAGGCAGCGAAGAACATGAAGGACGTTGGCATGGGTGACCCTGCCGCGATGGAGGACGTAATACGAACGACTACAGGAGTTGAACCTTGAGCGAGAAGGAAGGATCGCTAGTCAGTGAGAAGAGGCAGGACGACCTCCGAAGGAAGGAGTCTCTTCGAGTCGATCAGGTCAGGGTCGACATCAAGGCAGTCCTCGAGACACCCGCCGGTCGACGAGCGCTGATGTCGCTCGTATCGATCAGTGCAGCGCTCGAGCGGTTCACGCCATCGACTGACACCGGCATCGACTCGTACAACATCGGACTCGGGGAGGTCGGTCGCGAGATCGTCGCCCGCATGTTCGACGCGTCACCGGCTCTGGGCGCCGTTGCGATGCGAGAGTTCTACGAAGACAAACAGAAGGAGAGACAGAATGTCTGAAACGGTTGCAGCGGCAACGACAGAAGTAGACGACAACACGGTAGTCCCCGAGGATACCCCGACGATCTTGGCGCAGTCGGACAATGACGAGGGCGAGTCGAAAGACCAGTCCCCCTCGCCGTCTGACCCCGTCGAAACGCCGGAGCCCGAGGGTGCTCCCGAGTCGTACGAGCTGGATTTCCCCGAGCACATCAACATCCCTGAAGAGGGTCGCGCACTACTGCAAGAGCAGTTCAAGGGTGCGAACCTCACGAACGATCAGGCTTCAACGATCGTCAAGATGTACGCGGACGAGATCAAGCGAGTGCAGGACGTCCACGCTGGACAGTCAAAGGCGTGGGCAGAAGAGACCAAGTCCGACCCTGAGATCGGTGGAGAGCACTTCGACGCGATGAAGTCAAACGTCGGCGTTGCGCTCCGCAAGTTCGATCCCAACAAGGAACTCGGACGAGTACTCGAAGACTCTGGCCTGGGCAATCATCCCGCGGTGCTCAGGTTCATCCATAAGGTCGGTGCTGCTCTCGCAGAGGACACCGTCGCCCGCGGGGCACCTGGAGAGAGTAAGGGACCCAGATCTCTGGCTGATCTTCTCTACTCCAAAGTTGACATCGATCCTACGGTGTCATAAGGAAACACAACATGGCAGCTCAGTATCCCACCTTGGTCGATGTCGCGAAGCGACTCGATCCCGATGGTCGCATCGCTTCGATCGCCGAGATCCTCGCGAAAGTGAACCCGATCCTCATGGACGTCCCGATGATCGAAGGCAACTTGCCGACGGGTCACCAGGGAACGATCCGAACCGGTCTCCCCGCAGTTGCGTGGCGACTGCTCAACTACGGAACCCTGCCCACGAAGAGCACGACCAAAGCGGTCACGGACTCGTGTGGCATCCTCGAAGCGTTCAGCGAGATCGACAAAGAGGTCTACAGATTGAACGGCGCCAACGACGCGTTCCGCGCCAGTGAAGACACGGCGTTCCTCGAGTCGATGTCGCAAGAGATCGCTTCGACTCTTTTCTACGGAAACGCCTTTACGGACCCCGAAGAGTTCACCGGACTGTCGGTCCGCTACAGCGACACTGTTGGTCCCGAGAATGCCGCGCACGTCCTCGCTGGTGCGGCTACCGACGCTGAAGTCAACACCTCTGTCTGGTTGATCTCGTGGGGCGAGCGATCGATTCACGGCATCTACCCGAAAGGCTCGGTCGCGGGTCTCGAGTACCAGAACCTCGGCGAGCAGACTCGCCGGGGCATCGGCACCGGAGACACGTACGTGACCGCGAACGACGGCAGGTTGATGCAGGTGATGGTCTCGCACTTCATGCAGAAGTTCGGGCTTCACTTGAGGGATTGGGCCTCGTGTGTTCGCGCCCAGTACTCGACGACTCTGTTCGACGCCCGCCTTGGTACTCTGGCCGAGGATCCCTCCCATTCGACGTACGCCGGTACGAAGATCGGGACCCTCCTCCACGAAATGCTGTACACGATCCCGCTGCGCCTTCGCGCTACGGGCGGCTTCAACCCGGTCTTCTACTGCTCGCCGTTGATGAAGAACAACATCGACCTCGCGATGCTGGGCATGGGTACGAACCAACTCACCGTCAAGGAAATGGAAGGTCGCGGACCGGTCACCCACTTCATGGGCGTCCCGATCTACGAGTGTGATGCGCTTCTGAACACCGAAGCCCGCGTCACGGTCGCTTAAGGAGTATTGGAACAATGATTCTCGACAAAGCAACCTACGTCCTCGACGCGGCCATCGCATCTTCCGGTGCGGTGTCCTCCTCCATTGACACACTGGCCGCTGGCGGCTTCGGCGTCAATGGCCTCTACGTCGTGATCGACATCACGACCATCCTTGCAGGTGACGCCACGAACGTCGTCTTTGACCTCGTCAGTTCCGCGGCGACAGGATTGACCACCCCGACCGTTCTCGCTAGCAAGACCATCCCGATGGCGGCAGGGGCGTCCGGTGCGGTGTTCGTCTTCGGTCCGATCGCGAACAACGCGACCACCGGCCGTTACCTTGGCATTCGCGCCTCTGGCGACGATGACACGCTCGCCTCCGGTGGGTACGTGGCCTATCTCACTCCGACGATCCCGCAGAACGTCAATAACCCGGTCGTCTAGACCAGCAACCGTCCCCCCGGTAGGAATATCGGGGGGACACTCCAGGAGAGTAGATCGTGAAGCAACACAGATACAAGATCATTCTTACGGGCTACTGGCGCCATCGGAAGTGGAACCCAGACCGTGAGCCCAACGGGGAGGCAGTCGTAATGACCGACGAGACGAACGCCGCTCCGTGCTGGATGTACCCGCTCGACGGTGGACCCGTGAATCCTATTCCCAAGGGTACGCTCGGCGCGATCATCAAGCGCAAGACGGCGCAGTACCTCAGTACGGTGGGCCAACCCGCCGAGTCCTTCGACCCGACGCGTTCGTTCTCTGAGATGCAGGAGGAAGCCGGTCAGGTCCCTCTTGGTGCGGAGAATGCCAAGCGTGATTCGTTGAGGTACAAGACGAAACCGAAGAGAATTGTCCGCAAGAGTGCCTCCTCCTCTTCGGACGACGCGGGTCTAGGCGACTAGGTCCCTGGCGCTCCCCCGGTCCTCCTCCGGGGGACGCGCCTAAATCGGCACAGTAGGTCTTGAGCCTGGAGACTTAGTATGACGCAAGTAGAGATCGCGAACATTGCCCTCATGAAGTTGGGCCACACGACGTTGATCTCCGACCTCGAGGAGGACAGCGTCGAGGCCCGATCCGTCAATGCTGCGTGGGGGTACGTTCGGCAGCAGATGCTCTCTTATCATCCGTGGGCATTCGCGACGAAGTCCGCGCTACTCGCGACAGTAGGCACTCCATCGTCCGACGCGTGGGCCTATCGATACCGTTGGCCGACCGACTGCCTCCTCCCGGTCCGCATCGAGGACGACCTCCAGGAGCGACTCTCCGACGATCGCATCCAGTGGGTACACGCGATGGACGACTCGACGGGTACTCCGGTATCCGCGATCGACACCGACATGTCACCCGCGACGTTCGTCTACATCTTCGACCACACCGAAGTCTCGTTGTGGCCCCCTCACTTCGTACATGCGTTCGCGTACGCTCTGTCTGCGGAGATCTCGATGGCGATCACGAGTGAGCCCTCGATCCAGGAGGGTATGTCGAGAATGGCATACATCGAACTCACGAAGGCAATGAGTACGGACCTTCGCACGAGCGGTGAGATCCGTCAGATGGACAGCGAGTTCATCAAGGTGAGACTGTA